GGTCGGCGGCTTCAGCCACATCTTGCGGGCTTGTGTATTTATCCCGCAGACGTTGCACAAGATCATCACTCATTGTCAGTGCTCCGTATATGTCGTTAGAAGAAACGCCACGAGCGTCAATGCATAGACGCCCGCAACCCAAAGAGCAGATTCAAGAGTACGCATGGTCCCTCAGCTTCATTTTCCAGTAGCTATAACGAACGTGATCAATTTCGCAGATGTCCGCCACCTCTTTCTCAAGGTCGGTGAGATAGTTGTTGGCGAACCTCTTCAGGCTGTTCAAGATGGTGGTGTGATCTCGTTTACCGCACATGCGACCGATCTGGTTCAGCGACCAACCATTGGCGCTCAGGATCACATAAATCTCGCACCGGATCTTTACAAACCGCGCCTTCTGAGACTTCGTCATGGCCTGAGCCCATGTCATCTCGTACTTCTTGAGAATAGGCAAGATCATCTGTCTAGTCTCATAGGAGCAGGGCATGCCATACAGCATTTTTGCCTCGCTCAACTCTTCCATAGCCATCAGAGGCGGCGTAGGAAACACTACAACCTGAGCAGGTTCTTTCTTCGGCTCTGGCTCAGGCTTGATTGGGACGCTGTTCAGCCTGGCGCGAACAGCCTTGTAATGGTTGTGGAGCTCCATGCGCATGTCAGTCATTTTTTTTCTCCTTGAACGATTTTAATGCCGCATACAACACCACATCTTCCGTTGGCCATGGCCACATTCTGTTTCCAGAATACACGCATGGAACACCATAAAGTTCGGTGTCAGGGCACTCTTCTGGCATAACTTCCTTGAGCGGGATGACTGCAATCTGACCTTTCAAGTGCTTGATCTCTTCCTGCAAAAACTTGATAGTTTTGTGCGCAGAGTTAAGGCTTCGCCATAGTTCGTTATTGGATACATTGCGTAAGTTTGTTCCATCAGTCATTGGCGCCTCCCAGAGCCTTCACGATGACAGCGTCGATCTCGCTGCTGAAGCGGTCGCGCTTGTTGTTGATCTCGGACACGTTGCGGAGTGCGTTCTCCAGCTCCCATATCTTCGTTTCAAGCTTGTCGGTCATTTCCTCAAGCTCAATATATTTTTCGTGCCAACGGCGTTCTTGCGCTTCCCAATAGGTCGCTTGCTTCATGTTCATGTTGGACTCCTTTGATTGCTGCATAAGCGTGCTTCCTTAATTGCTTCCTGACGTCTTCATCCTCGACATGCTCCAAGGCGATCCTGATGATCTGCCCGACATGTTCGATCATGTTGTCGATGTATTTCGCCGCCTCTTCACCGTCTGGATTGATGGGGGTCTCCCACGTTCCGGGGAGATGGTCTCGGTTCTTTAAGGTTGCTCTGAGTTTGGTCTGGATCATTTGATTGCCCTCTCTGTGTACCCGAGGACTCTAACGCAGACAAGTTAATTTTTGGTGTAGGTAGATAACAAATTTTGGCGTGATGTTCGCAGTAGGATCGCCGAGCGACTGGCTCAAAACAGTATTTTGGCCGACTCATATCATTGTTTAAAATGAAGCGGCAGGTGTTCCATGTTAAGTCCATAATTCCATTTTGCTGCGTCCTCATTTTGGCCTCGCGGAGGTGGGGGGAGCCGAAGCTCCCCCGGTTTAGGCCGCAGCCATTCGGATGTATTGCTGCTTGTATCGCTCATGCTGACGAGCAAGCTTCACATTCCAATGGTTCCAGCCAGCGACGTGACAGGCAGCCATGCCACGGGGATCTGTGACGCCGTACTTGATGCAGATCTTCATGTGCGCAACTCCTGCCGCGATGTTTTCATTGCAATCGTACATTCTGCCGGGATCATACCCGAGAGCCTTAGCGGAGGAGTCCATCATTTGAAAGACACCCTTTGCGTGACCATGACGGGTCTGTGGACCTGTCGCCTTGCAGTTGTAACCGCTCTCAATCTTCGCGATCTTCAGAGCGCTTTCAACCCATTCTTCGCCAAGCTCTTGTCTGACAACCCTGGTGATCTGATCCATCACGATCGACTTTTTTTGTGATGCCAAGATTCTGCCTGGGGTGCTGATCTCCTTCTTGGCCGCCTCTTCCCTGAAAAACGCTCCCGCGTCTTCTTCAGTTGCTAGGGCTGGCGATGACGCTAGTGCTAGCGCCGTCAAAGTGTACGCTGATGTTTTGTGCATACGGAACATCCTCTTCAGGCTGCGTTGCCAAGGCAGCAGGTTTCTCTCCTTCATGATCGTTTAGGGCAAACTGCGCCGAAAACGCAGTGTAGTTTATGTTGTCTTGGTAGTTGTCTGCAAGCTTTGGGTTTTCACGGCGCCTTCGAAGCTTCACCATCTCCATGATCGTCGTCACGTCATATGGCTCAATCGTCTTGCCTAGTACTATGGTGGCCATGAGAGCCACGTCCTGAAACATCGGCTCAATGTCGCCATAATCTTTTCCGCGCTCGTTCACGAGGGCTGCGGATTGGAATAGCACGTCTTTGTAGTTCATTTCATCGTTCCCATTGTTTGATCTTGCCGACAAATCGGCGATTGATTGCTGCAAGACCGTGGCTTTTGTACGCCCCGATTGTGTCATCTGGAAAGAACTCTTCGACGATGACGAAGTCAAACTCGGTCAGTTCGTTCACAAACTCGACGAGATTCCTTGCGGGATGCTCGACGACAAGACGGTGAACCAAGTCACCCTTTTTCGTCGGCATATTCATGATGACTTCGAAACGCATTTAATCTCCTTGGGGGTGAGAGGGCGCCCGAAGACGCCCTCAATTTGTCAACCAAAGTCCTCTTCTTCGGCGACGACAGGCTCAGGTGTGCGTCCAACAGGCGGAGGCGCAGCGCGAGAGGAGCCAGTCGAAGGCGGAACAGCCTTCACAGGCTCAGCCTCACGAGCGTTCCCGCTCATCTCGCTGGGGCGAGGAACCCAACTGACGATATCAAAGACAGGACGATAGTTTGTTGACTTGCGGGCGCCGGATCCGCTCTCAATCGCCACAGTATCGGTCAGCGATACTACAGGCAGCTTGCCAGGGTTATCCTTGAGGCCAACAAGGTAGTCATCGTGAAGCTTCTCCATGCTCGCCAGGAACGCCCCTGACGTGCCTGCAAGCTCGCGGCAATCACTGCCGCATTCTTTTCCGAGCTTCACCGTCATCCGCATGCCCTGCTTGTGATTTTCCGAAGGACATGCAGGCAGGGGAGAGCCAAGCGGAACCATGACGAAGTCAGGCGCCGATCCAGTCGCAAAGTTAATGTATCCGACCTCGATGTTCTCAAAGTCAAACACAGCCTTGAACTTCTTGGTGATGTCCACAGGCGTCGAAACGCCGTCAACCTTATCGACACGAAAGACGCGGCCAGCGCGAGCGTCGTACTTGATGATCGGCAGAAAGTTCTTGCTGCCGGTGTTGATGTTAAGACCGAGTGCCATTTTTCATTCTCCATTTACCAATTCGCCTGTCTGGCCAGACGCTCGCCTTCGCCCACATGGGCAGAACTTGGAGTCCGTTGCCTCTCTTCCAAAGCTCCCCTTGCGAACTGGCACGGACAAACACCAGCGGGATAGATTACAGACCCCAAACCTCAAATGCCGCTTGGCGTGCGAGGGGATCTGAGAAATAGAAACTGTCGGTGTCAGGCACTACCAATGACGCCAGAACCTTGGGGTCGTCACTGATCGCGAGGAACCGCTGGATAGTCAAGGCGACGCGCTCCAAGGCCTGCACATGCTCGCGCACGTTCTCGAGCGTGTATGTCGCAACCTTCTTCGGCGTGATATAGGTCAGCCTGGCGTCGATGTTGTCGCCGAGGCAGGCGGCGTAAAGAGCCACTTGACGCGCATGGTTCACCTTGATCTTTGATGGCAAGGCATGAGTCGTCTTGAGATCAAGCAGGATCCCATGCTCTTCCCATGCGACATCGTAGAAACCGATGATCGGGACTGCCAAACCCTCGACATCCCAAGATATTTTCCCCTGCGTCGATGATGGTTTCCCATAGGGGCGCAGCTCATTCAAAGCCTGCTTCACCATTTCAGGAACGGCCTCGGCCTCCTTGTCCCTACGGGGATCTCCGCTCAAAGCAGTCAGGCGGCTGAAGCTGTCTTTAGCGATCTTAATCGCTTCTGCATCGCTCAGATCGTTAAGCAAAGCCTCGACGACACCGGCCTCTACAGACGTCCCCCGATGTGCAGCGGCGCCCACCTGTGACCGCTTACCCATCAAGCGTTCCAGCACAAACGAGGCCGGAGAGCCGATGAATGTGTTGCAAGCTGAGGGTGAGAGATGTTCGATATTGTAGGCAGCAAATGGGTTGCGTAGGTCGTTCATCCGGTTCGCTCGTTTGGTTACTGTTCGGGGATGGTGAAGGCGTTCTCGTGATTCGTCAAGCGTGTTTTTACTTTTCCCCTGTTGACAGTTTGGAGTTTTTGTCCAATCCTCCGGCCATGAGCAAATCACTTATCGACTGGGATCTGATCGACCACCTCGCTGAAAAGCAGGGGGTTGAATACTGGGCGCGCCGAAAATGGCGGCAACGTGGACATGTGCCTCACAAGTGGAGGTTGGCGATCATCATGGCGTCCAGAGGGCGAATCAAGCCGTGGGATTTCGCTGAGATGGATCGCATGAACGGAGGAGGCGCAGCATGATTTATATTGGCATTGATCCCGGCCTAGATGGCGCCATAGCCTACTTCGACGTCGAAGACGGTCACCTTTCAATCGTCGATATGCCGACCTTTGAGGTCAAGAGAAACAACAAGATGAAGCGCGAAGTGAGCCCGTCTGGCGTCGCTCATGAACTCACTGTTGCGGGTGTCGCTGGCGTAGTCGTAGAGCGTGTCGGCGCCATGCCTGGGCAAGGCGTTACGAGCGTGTTCAGCTTTGGCCGAAGCGTCGGCATCATCGAAGGCATCCTTGCGGCCTATGAAATGCCGGTGAACATCGTCACACCTCAGACGTGGCAGAAGGCCGCCGGTGTCCGTGGCGGCAAGGATGGATCTCGCATGCGTGCGTGCGAACTGTTCCCCAACTACGCCACCCTTTTCGCCCGCAAGAAAGATGACGGTCGCGCGGACGCGGCCCTGATGGCTTGGTATGCAGCAACAAAATGAGCACAATGAGACCTCAAATGTCATTTGATCCAGAGTTCGCAGGCCCCTCAGAATGGGCCCGGATGTATCGCGAGATCGGCCTTCAGGTCGTTCCGGCCATGCGGCCACACGAGAACAAGACGCAGTGGAAACGCCCGGCCCTGCCGAAGTGGCGCGAGCTTGAGCATGAACTTGTCCCCGACTTCACCTTTGAGCGTTGGTATGGCGAGAACGGAGAGCATGCTCGTCGCTACAACATGGGCGTCATCGCTGGCGCCTGCTCATCGAGCGTCTTTGTCATTGACCTAGACCTTCACAAGAACATCAAG